ATGTCTGGAGCTGTAGCTGCCCATGCTGCTTATAACGGGTCTGGTACCCAGGGTCTTGCTGTAACCAACAAGATCCACGACGACGATGGAGACGTTATGTCGGTCTTCTGGAACAAGAATGATACTACTCGCCAGCTACTTTATGGATCGTCCGTAGTTGAGATTCCATCTAGCGGTTCCGCTCAGGTTGGATTCGGCACATCTAGACTGTTTACCATAAACAGTGACATTGATTGCCTTGGTGATATGTACTTACAGTTAACTGCTACACTTCCGACGTACACACAAAACGCGAATCCTGTTGCCGGCGCGACGGGTGCATCAGTAACATTAACACCCATGCCTTTTGCTCTACAAAGTCTTATCGAGCGCGTAGAAATTCAGGTTGGAACTCAAATTTGGCAAACTATAGAAAATCAAGATTTAAGAGTAGTAAACTCTACGGAATTGAGCCCAGACGCTTTTACCGAATCGGCCGATTTAAGTACTCCCGCCTTCCTCGGCCAAAGTTTCACGGCTTGGCTTGTAGTACCTTCTTTAACGAAAACTCTAGGACCACGCCTTGGACATTTTGCAACTCAAACAGAAGATGGATACCCAATGGCGGCGGCTCCTCATCAGAGTGTAAAAGTTAAAGTTACGTTTGTAGAGGCTTTCCCATCAACTCTTAACTGGGTTTCGGGTACAGCCTTAAGTAGCAGTGGCGTCACGGTCTCTATAAAAGAAAATGTTCCATATACCGCCAATATTGCGTGGACTGGTGGGGCGCCGAACTCTGGCACCACAACGGGGGTTCTAACATCGGCTGGACCAACGGGAGGTGTTATCACCGCCTGCCATCTTTTTGCAAAACAGCAGATTATGTGCAACGAAGAACGTGAACAAATCAAGGCCATGCCTATGGGTCTACCAAAGAGACTTAAGATGACTCAAAATTCATTAACTACTGATATTGGTTCATCAAAAACGAAAACAATTGAACTTGATCATTTTTCTTTATATGCGTCTCACCTTATAATTTCAGGAAATGCCGGTATAGACATCAGACTTAAGTCAGCTGAACTTAAACTAAATTCCAGTTCTTATTCTGGTCAATTGCCCGGTGTTTTACTAAATGCGTGTACAAGTGATTCTCTTGGAATATATGCAAACAAATTTATATACGGCGAAGGCGGTAGTAACAAGGCCATCACTGTTGATGATTTTGGAATGGGTACTTATGTATTCCCGCTCGCGGCTACTGCATTCTCGGGCTCATGTGTTCCTTTAAATCGTTTTGATAGCATTCGTTTAACTTTAACATTTACATCGACCCCTTCCGAGGGTTCGGGTAAATTCGTAAACGTAACATGTGTAGGCGAGACAACTGCGCTCTTTAAGGGTGGTGCGGCTTCTCTTGCTATGTACTAAATCTACATGTAAATATAAATAAAAATAGATACACTGTATGTTTATTTAAATTAAAATAAATAATACAATGCATTAAAATAGGTTTAAACAATTTAAAAAAAAATAAATATATAATAATATTAATAAATGTCGGGCTCAATTGCAGCAATAGCAGCTTACAATGGAAGTGGTACTCAAGGATATGGTACTACCGATGAATACGTACCCGGGGTAAAATCTGTATTTTGGAACGAAAAAGACACTGATAAATACTATGTAAACGGTTCCGCCGTATCAGAAGTCCCTGCTAACAAAAAAACCATTACATCCCCAGAAACAATTGTATTTACACTTGATAACGATTCGGATGCAGTCAGTGATCTAAAATTATTAGTAAGTACTGACAGCTCCTTCAATCCCGGAGGGGACGTTCCTAGGTGGATATTGGCTAGTTTAATAGATCGAGTTGAAATATGTGTAGGAAATCAAGTTATATCTACAATCAATACAACGGGATTAATTAAAAATTTTTTGGATAGTAGCGAAATTGATGTGTTCTACAAACGTCGTCCATTGACTAATAGCCGGCTTGTCAACACGCCCTTCGAAGCCGGTGTATTTTCAACGGTTTTTAATTTAGATATATTTGGAAACAGTAATAATAACTTAAATGAGTCATATCTCATGGCGTGTGCAAATAATCAAACTTTTCAAGTTAAAGTTTACCCCGCTTCATATTCTTTTTCCAAGGATGACTTCAATAGTTATATTGCGACCAATGCTCTCGTCGCTACTTCTGCTGAATACACTTTTAGACTATTTTGTAATAAGAGTACAATGACTAACGCTGAAAGAGATTTTCTTAGAAATCAAGTAATTCCCAAAAGAACTAATATAACTCAATTTTCGTCTAGAACGGACGTCGCGTCGAAGACCATTCTTGAATCTGCAAAAAGCGTAACAATAAACTGCGACAATTTTAATATATACGCCGATGCTTTATATGTATTAGCTCCTCATGTGAGACAGCTACGCGTCGGTTATGGTCTTGAAATTGAAGTTTATTTAAATTCTACTTCTTATTCATGTATTATTCCACCAGAAATAGTCGATATTACATCGAAAGCAGGCTCGGCGTTTTCTAATGTGTTGGGTTTGGTTGGTAACATTATTGCAAAAGATAGCGTTGATACCGGTGCGAATACAATTACGATTAGTAATCACGGCCTTGCTAGTGGTACAAGAGTATTATATAAAGCAAACGGCGGAGATGTAATTAACGGTCTTAATGATAACACCTTTTACTATGTTATCACCACCACTGACCCCGACAAGATCAAACTAGCGGCAGAGCCATTCGGCGAAGGTGACCTCGTGGGCGTCTTGGACCTCGGGGATAAGGGCAATGACGCACAAACACTTTCGGTCGATGGCGAGAATTTTTTCTATTATAAGATAAGTTTGGCAAATCTTGGTATTACTGATCAAGATTATGTTCCATTGGGTAGATATGATTCTATCCGTGTAGTTATATCGCCGGTAGATCAATCCGGTACCAATGTGGCTTTCACTAGCGTCAGCCCTGCGTTTTATAATCTCCTTAGTGTTATAGCAACGGGCAAATGTACAGGATTATACCAAAATGGAGCAGTTACGTTTAATAACTACTAAATACATTAGATACATTTTATATACATTTTATATACATTTTATATACATTTTATATACATTTTATATACATTTTATATACATTTAATAAATTTCCAATTTAATTCTTTACAGATTCCTTTCCATATATTTTCTTGTTCGAATAATTTTTCACGACTCTTTAACAATGGAAAATAAATAAGATACTCGTCTTTATTAAGCAATTGAAAAAATTTATATAAAGTATAAGAATAACTTAAAAAGTTCTTTCTGTTTTTGGGGCAATGCTTTTCAAATGGTTCTTGAATTTCGTTGAACATATCTGACAATTTAGACTCTAATTCTTGAGATATAATAAGTTGTTTATTTCCCGTAATTTTATGAATTATATTAGGAATGTGTTCGTAGTATTTATTTAATTTTAGTTTTTTAAGAAACTCTTTTATTTTGTAGTATGTAATTAGACTTTTATCTGTTAGTCTTTCCTTTTTGATTTCGAGAATAAGTAATTGTATAACTTCTTCTGGAACAGTTGTGCCTTCCCGACCTTGTATTTGGGTAATCCATTCTTTGAAGTGATTTGTTCTTTTGTAACTATAAGGCTTGATGTATTCGTGGTTTTCTGCATGATTCCACTCTGGAAGATCTGATATATTAAAAATTTCTGTTAATCCACAAGTGTAACAAATTAATTTTCCGTCGGCAGTATCACGAACGGTATTACATCCGCATTCTTTGCAATTAAATATATTTTTTCTTTGGACTATATTCCCTGCTTCTTCGGGGAAACACGTTGCCATATACATTTTATACATTTCTCCCCTGTTATTTTTTGAATCTAAAGAAATGTATTTGAATATTTCTCCGTTATTATTACATTCATTTGTATATTCTTCAATGTCTATGTTTTTTATAAAATCCATAGATTTAAATAAATAATCAGAAAGATCTCTCTCTGATTCTATGTCACATATCCTGTCTTCTAGATCTTTAATTTTATTATTTATCTCTTGTATATCTTTGTTAGATTTATTAATACTTCTAACCCTATGTAATAAATTTAACTCCGATTTATATTTACTTAAATTTTTCTTTTCGTTTTCTATAGTTTCTAATGTTTGTTCGTGTTTTGCTATTATAGACATTCTAGAGTCTGTGTGCGCGGGTTTTTTAGAAATCTTAAATGAAGACATTATAATTTATATATTTTATTCTTTTAAACACATTTTAATTAACGTATTTAATTTAAAAATATATATTATAATTAAATGGTATGTTGATATCTTATTCAAACAATTTCAATGTTAAGGCTTTGAAAAGGTTATGTAAAATAAAGGGGATAAAATTTATTAATGACTTAAAAAAGAACGAATTATTAATCCTATTGAAACATTTTAACGCAATTAGAGTTATTCAAAATAAATTAAGACAAAAAACAATTATAGACAATATTTGTCCTATATGTCATGAACCTCTAAAGTATCCTTTTATTTCTATAAAGGTGTATCAAAAATTTTTTTATTATAATTTTTACTTCTTTATCGAGTACCTTAATAAAACTCAAAACTTTAGAGATCCGTGTACCAGGCAAATTATAGACGACGCTAAATTAATAGAAATTAACAAAATGGTAAGATATTATTACGGTAAGACAACTAATAAAATACTTATTTCTAAGAGTATGATTAAAAATACCGATTTACATATTGTAACTTATTGTTTATATGATATAGTAAAAGAAATAGAAAACAAGGAATTGTCTATTGAAGAAACTTATCATAATATCTTACCTAGAATCATATATTATACTAATCATCTTATAAAAAATCACACAGAAGAGGATTCTGGTATAATTTTAAAAGCGTGCAAAGAGTCTATAACAAATAGCGTAATATTGGATTATATTAACTTAATAGAGATAGTGAACACCTGACTCGTTGTTAAATTGCAAAAAAAAATGATATAAAGAAAATTTATAATTAAATATAAAGAGATTAAATGACCGATTTCTGCAAAATTTGCGATCCAAAATGCAAGTATAACGACTGTATATGTAATGAAAATTTTAATTCTTTTTATAACATATACAATGAATTACAAGACATACGAGAAACGGATAAATTTGTTGTGACAAAACCGTGGACTATATCTACGATGACAATTTGTTGTAGTTTTAATAGCAAGATAAACTTACAAGAATACAGAAAAACTTATTGTGAAGAAACTAGTTATAAAACTTTTTATAACTGTATAAATACTTATACAGGTGTTAAGTATCAAAATAAAAACCGGGTATCTCTAAAGATCTTTTCAAACGGAAACATTCAGTTGGCCGGTATATTGAATGTTATGGCAGCCACCTATGCTATACGCAAAGTTTATAAAAGATTGTGCAATCTTGACGCGTTTGAGAGTGATTCATATATATCAAATGTAAGAATATGTATGATTAATTCGGATTTTAAAATAAGTAAAAACATCAAACAGGCAAATGTATGCAATTTTTTTGATAAAAAAGAAACAGACTGTATTAAAATGTATACATTTAACCCTAGTAAGTACCCCGGTATTAATATAAAGTTTACTAACCCGTACACAGAGAATATAATAACTTGTGCAATGTTTAGACCGGGTAGTATTATGATAACAGGGGGAAACGATATAAAGTCTTATAAATTCGTATTAAATAAAGTTTTAATTTTATTGCAAAATAATAATGATTTTTTATATTAAATTAATGCTAACTCTATCTCAGATAAATAATATACTGAATTCCGATGTCACTGTTAACACTACTCATAAGATATTTCAAAAATTTACCAATAAATGTTTTATACATACATTTATAACCGACTTTTATAGATGTAATGAAATATTTGAAAGAAGCAGTGTTACAGTAGCATTAATCTATTTAAATAGATACATAAAAGTAAAATCTATTAATTATACAAATATTAAACAATTATTAGAAACGTGTTTAATATTGGCTAATAAATATTGTTTAGACTTTGAAATAACGGACTCTGGTCCGTTAGAGAGTCATGTTTTAAATGCAATAGAATGGAACTTATATGTTAAAGATTCTGAATACGAATATTTTAAAAATCTTATAAATTCATATATTAATCTCAATGATTAATTCTTCTTTTCGGAATGTTTCTGGCTTGTACCAGGGTCTTCTACTTGTAAATCTTCTTCTAATGTAGGCATTTGGATTTCATCTATAACAGGGGTTTCTTTGGGTTTTATTTCGTTTCTTAGTCCTTCTAGATTCTCAAAAAGCTCATTAACTCTAGAATAAAGTTTATATACAAAAAACGCTAAGATAGCCAATACACAAACGGTCAAAACTATATAAACAAGACTGGAATCTTCTTCAGAGGCCATTTTAATTAAATATCAGTATTTAAAATACTAATATAAAACGCAATTATTCTGGGTCGTCTATGTCGTTATCGTCTCCAGGTATATCAATACCAGTAAAAAATGTAGTTCTTTTCAATATAACCCCGGAATTAACAGGGTATTCCCGTGTACCCTGCTGAACAATCTTAATATTATTATTAGTAAAGATACCCATAAAATAGTCTTTTGTAAATTGTTCCCTAGGCAAATTATTCTCTCTGCAATGATCGTTAAATGCCTGAGAAAATACTTTCATTGGGATATATAATTTCTTATCAAACACAACCTTTCCAGATTTCAAGAAATTCTGCAAAGAATTTGTAGTTTGTTCCATTTCTTCTTTATTTTCATGAAAATACTTTGGTAGAATATTCCAGATTCCCTTTTTACCGTGGGTATTTAAAGCATAGTAATAACCACGGACGCACATTTTAAGTATCATAGGCAATTCTTTCAATAGTTTTTTATCAATTTCTGTATCTGTAACCATAACCTTCTTCCAAAAATTTACAACAGCTGTACGTCTAGATACACTTTCTGAATTATTTTTGTATCTCATCATTTTATTACCTCCCATAATCATAGGCACTTTCCAATCAATAGTTTCATCATTTTTGTATTTTTCAGAGTAAGTATTTCTGCCACCTTCTACTATCAATTGCCAATCAGTTTGTTCCATTTTAAAATTTTCAGCAATCTCCGGAGCAAGTACCATAAATTTATGTGCATGGGGTTTAATGCCATATTTTGCATCAATGTTATTTGCTATAATACCAACATCTTCTTCTTCGTAAAACTTCTGAAGAATTTTCATAAGTATTGTACTTTTACCTGCGCCAGCCTGACCAAGTAGATACAATAACACCTGCCAGTTATCAAGCTCTCCAATATCAAAACACATTCTTCCCATAAAAGTACATAACCACCTCTGGACTTCTTCTGTAAACTCTTGATAATCGAGAAGACTTTTGAATGTTGGACAGTGGTCTATTATCTTAAACCAATCTTCTTCTGAATATTCGCTAAAATTATTAAAATCAGTGTCGTGGTATTTACAAGCCACTGAAAAGTTTGTGATATATGGATGCGATTCTCCATACGGAACAAAAACATCTGTATAAACAGGCGTTTCTTCTGGACCCGCAATATTATACTTAGTTATGTAGTTTCCGTTTTTAAAAGCAAACAAGCGCCTATCTTTTATAAGCGCTGGAAGCTCTGGGCCAACAAATTCATTGAAATACTTTTCTGCATTGTTAATATTGCTTCCACCGTTTGCAGTAGCATTCTTCCACTGAATAAAATTGATTTTATGGTCAGTTTTTTGATAAATCAATTCTTTTATTGTACATTGTTTTTTCCATGCATGTGTATTATTACCTTTTTTAATAACGGGTTTATAAAGATTTCCTCCACACTTCGTAAACCCCTCCTCTGACAGCGTCTCTAATAGAAATAGTAGAAGACACTGATAAGGAGTTTTTTTAGAATCGTCAGTAAAACGTGTATATTTAAATAGAACATCTGGGTCTTCATTTGAAAGCGAATTGTGACCGGGTTCTAATGTTTTAAACAACAGGTACGTGTCCCTGATGAGTCTTTCGCTGTAAAAAATTACTTCATACAATTTATCCCATTCTGACTTATATTCTGCAAAATCTTGAACACAATTTTTAAATTTTGTATAAACTATAGTGGCTTCAAATATGGCTTTTTCTAGCTCTATTTGAAGAATAGAAGTGTCTATTTCATCAATTGAAGAAATATTTAGTTTTTTATATGCATCTTCAACGACATTATCTTTACTAACTGTCCATTTTTTACTTAGATCTTGGAAATATTCAAAAATTTCATCATCATCAGCATTTTTAACTCTTTCTTTAATTTCGTTAATCCAAGGACGGTTAGATTCAAGATTAGACATTACTTGATATAATTTTATATAAAATATTTTTTTATATGATTTTTTAATAAACATTATTTTTTAGAAATTTATAATAGTTTATACCTGTAAAAAATAATATTTTATACATTATAAGAATGAAGACATTTCTTGTTTTCGATAAAATTGGAGAAATAACCGAATTTACTACTAAGTCATCTATGTTTAATTTGGAAAACTTCGCAGAATATAAACATTATACAACATATAAAGAATACATTATCTTGTATAATGTTGAAGAACCCTACCAAAAAAAAAATAACCGTATTTTATTTAACATACAAAGACCTATACAAAACAAATTTAAAAAAATAAAGTTAAAACCAAATGATATAATTTATAGTTCAGAAGAAGAGTCTGATATAATAGATGTATGACCTTTTATATACAATTAATTAGCTTTTCGCCTTTAAAGTTTTATTAACACTTTTTTCTCTTCCCTCTAAATAAATATAATCGTGTAGAAACTTAGCTTTTTCTTCTGGGTTCATTCCTGATGTTTTTTCTACATCTTCTGAAAAATAGCTATACAACCTATCATATACATCACCCTTTGTTAGTTGTTTAGTAGTTTTTGTACTTTTCAATTCATAAGAAGCAGTGTCTATATTGCACATATCTAATTCATTTGTTTCCATAAAAGACAAAACTTCTGCCTGTTTATCTTGCTTTATCTTTGTTAATTCCTTAATTTTATCTTGAATTGGTTTTATTTTTTTCTTAAGATCTTTAATTTGAGCCTCTAATTCGCTAAACTGGGTGACATCGTTTTTAAAAAACTGAATCTCTTGATCTGAAACGTTTAACATTTAAATTTAAATCAGTTATTTTTTTAAATTAATTTCCGAGTTTTTGTGAAATACAATATAAATAAAATGCATTTAATAACAGCAAAGCTGTTATGATTATACAGTAAAATTTTATAGGAAAGGCTACAGAATTTAACGTATCTTTTATTTTATTTTGACCTTCTTCGTCTAAAAGTTTAGATAACATAGATTAATATACAATTACATTATATTTTTTAATCACTAAATCCACCGACATCAAAATCGTCGTATTCGTCTACTGATTCGTAATCATCTACGTCAAAGGTGTTATTCTCTATGTCAGATTCTTCATCTGACTCATTATCAGATTCTAATATTTTTTCATTTACAGTTTCATTTACATTTACAATATTGTAGCAATCTCTTTTTTCTTCAGTTGTTTCTTCTTCTTTTTCATAATATAAAACTTTTGAATCCATTTTAACACTTTTTTCTGCAACAATTTTCTTCTTTTCTTTCCTTCCTTTTTTAATTTTAACTGGTTTTAAATATTCTGGGTAATCTATAAGTTTTATCGGAAAAATCGATTGTATTTTTCTCTTTGGTATGCATTTCTTTTTAATTCTCTCTTTAAGACTTTCCAAACTTTCAGTTTCTTCGAAAAAAAGAGGAAAATTTAATCTATTAAGTATATAATTAATATTTGCTAAGTAATTACTCCTGAGTCTTTTTGGTCTATCTTTTGTAATTTCACATAAATTGATGTATTTGTTTAAATCTAATCTATAATTTTCTTCTGTATTTATTTTATTGAAAATAGCAGTTTCTTCTTTTTTACATACTACCGTTGAAATTAAGGCTTCTCCTACATATTTTTCAATTAGAAAATCACATTTAACTTTCTTTTTAGACTCGCTTAAAATTAACCCACATTTATAAAAGTATAATCTTCCTTCTTCACAAATTTTTTCATAGAAAAAGGCATTTAGTCCACAATCACACTTCATTATTAATAATTTACTTTATTTAAAGTTTAAATATAATTAAAAATAGTAATATATTAACACATCAATGAACGATAAAACAATAACTTTTATTGAATCTCAGAGTATGTATTATTTCATGTGTCCAAATTGTAATTGTTTATGTCAAGTTCATATGTCTGATATTAAATGTGGTATTTTTAGACACGCTGTTTATAAATCAAATAATGAATTTATATATCCTCATACACCAAAAGAAGAATGCGAAAGGTTATATAATGAAAAATTAGTATATGGTTGCGCTAAACCGTTTAAATTCGATGGAAAAACTGTGGAAAAATGTGGATACATTTAAAGACATAATACATTAAAATTTAACAATGAACCGCGCAGCACAGCTAGAAAAAATCCAGGCTGAGTGTAAAGAAATTTTTTTAAAGAAAAATAACGATTATGGAGATGCATTCGCTCAACATGGAACTATTGGAGTATTAGTTAGAATTTCCGATAAAATGGCGCGTTTTACTAATATATCTAAAAAAGGTCTTGAAATTAATGTTTCAGATGAAACTTTAAAAGACACTTTGATGGACCTTCATAATTATGCCGCAATGGCTATAATGTGCATGGAAGACCCTGATGTAAATAATGTAGAAAATGTAGAAAATGTAGAAAATGTAGAAAATGTAGATGATGTAGATGAAGCTATTAATATGGTATAAATTTGATTTAATTATTGCATAAAAAAACTATATATAGGTACATTTTTATAATACAATGTTGAGTATTATACAAATGAATCAAATGAATCAAGACGCAGACCTGATTTACGAAAATATTGTATCTGGAAACATTATAGATAAAGAACTCAAATGTGTCACAACCGAATCTTTGAGAAAGTTTCATAACTGGATAAAATTACAACTTATACTCGATGCAAAAAAAATGACCCATGGTACAAAACTACTAGACGTAGCCGTTGGTAGGGGAGGTGATATTTTCAAATGGGCAAAAGGGGGGTTTAGATATGTAACAGGGTTTGATTGCGATGCTAGGTCTATATACGAAAAGAATGATTTTGACGGAGCCATCAAACGTTACAATAGTGTAAAATCGGAAGCAAATATACCAAAGTGTTACTTCTGGAATATATCTGCAACAGACCCTTTTGTTTTAAACTCTTTAAATGACAAAGACCGCGAATGTATCTATGATGTAGTGTCTTGTCAATTTTCTTTTCATTATTTTGTAAAAGACATTGACGTCGTTCTGAATTTAATATCTAAGAAACTTAGAACAAATGGTATATTCATTGGTACAGCAATGGACGGTGATTGTATTAAAAACATACTTAAAAACGGAAATATTAAAAACGAAGCAATGTGTATTGAACACGTAAGTGAAGAAATGTATTCCTTTAGATTAAATTCAGAAAAAACGCCTCGAGAGACTTATTTTGAATATCGAGGCGCGTCAACTGAATATTTTCTTTTTAAACAGCATCTAGTAGAAAAATGTAAAACGTTTAATATGATACCATTAATGACTAAAAGTTTCCACGAATGGTATAATAATTATACATCACAATATTCACTTACGCAAGAAGATTTGTATTGTAGTTTTTTAAACTTTAGTTTTATTTTCAAAAAGTGTTAGTTTTGAAGGGTCTCTCAAGGCCGGAGGCAATCAAATTCTTGCTTATTCTTGGTCTTTAAATATTTTTTCAAATTGTATACCTCTCTCCAATTATCATCTATCCCGGGGCATGATGTTGAACCAAATGTATTACACGCATTTAAAAAAGAAACATTTGCGTATGTTTTAAATTCATGAGCTTCCTTTAAAATCTTAAGGTATTCGCTTGCATTTGAGTTCTCGTTTGAACACGTTATAATCTGTTCCATGTAACTTACCATCACAGTTTGTATCAATCTCCATATGTTATTATACGCTACGATTTTTTTAGTCTTTTTATCTATCTGATGCAACTTTACCTTCCATTGTTCTCGTGAGATATCTTTTAGTAAAAATTTAACTCTCAGATATTTCAATTCGTTGTCATTATTCTCGTCGTGTTCTGCATGAGTAAGATTGTGTTGAGTATGTCTATAAAATCTATATAACGATTGAAATAAATTCAGGATGTTTTTTTTGTTAGGAAAAACATTCATTATTATTCGAGTGATAGTAGAATCATCCAAAACTACTCCGCACATCATTTGTCTATTTGCTTCATACGGATTCCTGTTAATAGTTTGTCCAGTTTCTCTCATCCACCTAAAATATTCGGGGTTGTGATTATATCCTGTTATCTGTACCCCTGTTCTCCAGGAAAATTGGATGTGACATTTTATACACCACATTTGGTCGCAACCGTCTATCTTTGATATCATTTCTCCGCAACCAGGACAGGGTTTAGCCTCTTTTTTAATTGCTTGAATAGTAGCTTTTGTCTCTTCGTTACATACATGATTTTCTCCCTTAATTTCCATACACATTCTGCAAAATTTAGTGTCGCATAATGTGCAAAAATATTTGGAATTTAAGAAACCGTTGCAATCTCCGGTCGGACATTTTACAGTAAAGTTGTCTGTAGTTGTTTCAGTAACAGTTCCGGATCTTAGTCTATAAATCTCCAAATTGTACGCGCGCAATATTTCTCTTTGATCGTGAAGCATTTTCTTAATACGATTGAGTTCTGAATTAGCTTCATTTATCTTTTCAGATAAATCTCTTATCTGTTTTTCTTTTATAGCATCTTTTTGTGTATCGGGTAAAAGAGAAATCTGACGCTCTACGAATACGTTTTCGGAAAATAACTTAAGATCTTTGTCGACAAATTTTTTAGTTAGGTTGTTATTCATAAAATCTCTATCCCATGGATTCTTACAAAACATACACATTGGATCTTGTGTCCCGTTTAAAATGAAAGTCTGACAACAGGTTCGGCACGCGGCGTCTTCTGTGTTACATCCTTTGCATTCTACTTTAAAATGAGAAGATCTGTTGAATTTTTCGCAACAGATTGAACATTCCATGTTTACTAATTAAAAACTAAATTTTATTTCTAAGTCGATTAAAAAATCGCAATAATCATATGGAGACGGCGGGACTCGAACCCGCGACATTTGGCTCATAAGACCAACGCTCTGACCAACTGAGCTACGTCTCCATATGATTATTATAAATTATAAATTACAGTTTAATGTCCTCCTCTGAGTCTTAAAACTAAGTGTAGTGTAGATTCTTTTTGAATATTATAATCAGAAAGATTTCTACCGTCTTCTAGCTGTTTTCCCGCAAAAATTAAACGCTGTTGATCTGGGGGAATTCCCTCTTTATCTTGAATCTTAGACTTGATATTATCAATTGAATCAGAAGGTTCAACTTCTAAAGTAATAGTTTTACCGGTCAACGTCTTAACGAATATCTGCATACTACTACTACACAATATATTTATTTATTTATCCTTTAAATTGATTTAGTTTCATTTTCATTTTCATTTTCATTTTCATTTTGGATCTCGTTTTCAACATATTTATCCAGAAGTTCATCATATTCAAAAAGTAAATTATTGTATTTAGTTTCTAGACTGACCAATGTATTGTTTAGGTCAGCGTTTCTGGTTTCAAGAATATTATTTGTATTTGTTAGTTCTTGATTTCCATTCTTAAGTTCATTATTCAAATTGGTCACATTGGTAAAATCTTGCAACAAATCATTGTAAGAATTATAGATATCTGTATAATTCTTGTGTACAAAACAATAAGAAGAGTTGATTCTTTTACATTTATTAACAGTGTCAACCAATGAGCGTCTAATGGTATTATTTTCTTCTACTTTTTTATTTATCTCTGAGGACAATTCATTAATATATTTAATATTACTACGTTTGTTGTATCTATATGTGCGATCTGTAAGTATATGATATTTTACCATCTTAAATATTAATATATTTTGTCTTTAAATTTATTTTTAATTTAAAAAATACTAATATTATATAATAAATGCCTAAAAGAAAACAAATTTCACAGGGAAGTTGCGATGATTTAGAGTGGATAGTTGATATTTTTGGATCCCCTGATATTCTAAGTTCTGTATTAGACGATGCACCCAATGTAACAAAACCATTTATAATTCTGGATGTAAAAAAACAAGAAGTAACGGATCAGAATGGAGACGATTTTATATTACCACTTTCAAAAAGAATAAGTAAAGCAAATGTAAAAACAGGAAACGCGCCAAATGGTTTATATTTTGATGGTTCTCATTGGTATTCTATTAAAAATAGACTTGTTCAAGATTCTTATAGTCTTAATTTTCAAATAAAAGGTACCGCGCATTTTTGTCAAACATTTGCTACTATTATATATCTAAATTTACATAATACAAAATATAAACTATATCCTGGGCAATATGGAAAAAATATTCATACAGCATTGCAATTCTGGATAGATATCATAAAAGATCCTGATAATAAAACCCTCGCAGATTTTATAATAAGCGAAATTAAAAAATGGAATTTAGAAACAACAAATCTTTATAATAGCAAAACAGTTTCTCTTTTAACGAATAATAAGCCTCTTACAAAAATAACACAACAATCTTTATTACAATTTATGAAATATTTACAAACTTATGCGTCAGAGAATGTTTATAATGGCTGCATAGAAGGTTAAATTACAACTTTGATCTTAATAAAAATTGTTTTAAATTTGGATTAAACATTCTAAAGTCTTTTAAATACATTAGCATTTTAAATCTTCCTATTAACACTCTTGTTTTATAACATTTCCACTTGTTTATAATTTTATTTGCACAAGAATTTCCGCATGTAAAAAATTTTCTATAATTAAAAATTATTCTTTTAATTTCTAAAGGTAATTCATCCCAATTCATTACATTACATTACATTATAATGTAATATAATTTAAAAATAATTTTACATTATAATTTAATACAGTACATTAGCAATGTTTTACGAAATTTTTGTAAAAATCATGGACTATCTAGGAAGAAGACGAGTAATTTATGATAGACTAAACAATGAACCTTATTTAGAAAGATATTACATTTTTTTAAAAGAAAGAAGATATTTCCCTTTCAATGTATTTTTACATAGATTTTTAAAATCAGATCCCGATGAATTTCATGATCACCCTTGGGATTTTAGAACTATAATTTTAAGAGGAGGATATTGGGAACATACTCACGAAGGTAAATTTTGGAGAAAACCATGGGATTTTCGTTATTGCACTGCAAACACTTTTCATAGGATAGAATTAGATTCTAATGTTAAAGAATGCTGGACATTATTTATACCATCTAAGAGTTATAAAGAATGGGGGTTTGAGACTAAGGACGGTTGGTTAAATCACTTAAGTTACTTTAAATTAAAACAAACTAAATGAAATCTCTGCATATTAAATACATAATGTGATGTTCTTTTTCTTCGGGAATGTAATATTTACCGTCTCTTAATACAATATAATGTAATGTCTCGTGTAATAATGTATTAATAAGAAGTTCTGGTGTAAACTTTTTAAAAGTATTAATGTATACATATTCCCCATCTGTTTCTGCCCAATGTTTATCTTCTTGGTTGTATATTAATTTTAAATTTTCCAAACATTTAAGTGCAGTTTCATAACTTATTTTAAAATTAGAATTCCTTAATACAAATTTAGAATGTTTATAAATGTTAGATTTTTTACCTAATTTTTTATTACGTTTATAAAATTTTTTACATTCGTAAATCGCGATATTAATTTTGTATCTTGTTAATTTCATTACACTTTAATGTAATTTAAAAATAATTTTACATTATAACGTAATATGCCAGTTGGTAGACAGGTGCCTATTAATAACGACCTTAAAAAAAAATTAACTGTTTTTCCGTTTATGCCTGGTGCGCCGGTTCCTATTAGTTATAATATGTATAAAATAACTAATAAATTTATGTATATACCTAGATATTTTAACGAAGAAGGTAATGTTATATTAAATGATATACATACCGTAAAAATAAATATAAACAACGAACCAAGAGAATATCAAAAACATATTATTAAATGCATACATTCTACGCTTCTTGAAAAAAATTCTTGTATCGCGAGTCTTTATACAGGTTGGGGAAAAACATTTGCAAGTATTTATATAGCTAGTTTACTTGGATTCAAAACACTTGTTATAGTTAACAAGGACTCGCTTCTAGAACAATGGAAAGAACAAATAATTAAATTCACAGGTGTTACACCGGGTATTATTCAAGGTCCCAATGTAGACACATCACAAAGTATTACAATTGGTATGATTCAAAGTATTTCTATGAAAGAATACCCGGAAGACACCTTCAAGTGTTTTACATTTACTATATTTGACGAAACACATCATTACTGTTCTAAAGTATTTTCCAACGTTTTTTATAAATTAGGATCAAAATACAATTTGGGACTAACTGCGACTCTCAAAAGAGCAGATAAATTAGAACACACTCTAGAGTGGTTTCTAGGAAAACCAGTCGTTAACGTTCAATTACTTATAATAGAACCTGGAATACAAATTTATAATTTTTACGAACACCCTGTTAATACTATAAAATATCTCCCAAATGGCAAAGTTAATAGCCCAGCGAGTATAACAGGCATAACAGAAATATCGGCTAGAGACGATTTTATATTAAATATCCTTAATGAATGTTATAGTTCTGACCGTAAAATATTATTATTAACAGATAGAAAAGCACATTGCGACAGACTTAAAGGAAAATTATCTGAATATTCGGTTGGTATATATTACGGAGGAATGAGAAGAGAAGAATTATTAAAATCTAATCAATGTAAAATAATACTTGCTACTTTTCAGATGGCATCCGAGGGCTATGATAATCCAGATCTAGACACATTAATCTTAGCATCCCCAAAGGGAAATGTAGAACAAGCGGTTGGAAGAATACTTCGCAAAAAAAATAAAAATCCTGCGTTGGTCATAGATATAAATGATTGTATTTCTATATTCAACAATTGGAATAAAAAAAGACATTCATTTTATATTTCTAAAAAATTTAACATCGTTTACAAAACAAAAACAATAGACGAGACTACCCCTGAAATTCTTTTAGATAATTATGCATTTAGAGACCCTTAGTTATGAACTTCGTGAAGGCCGTGCCCCGCGCGCCCGTGATGACGAGAGTGATGATTTGTTACTGCGTCAACATTGTGATGCTTAAACTTTTTTTCCCAATGTTTAGCCGGTAAATGACCGTGGGATTTTGTAAAATGTGCGTCGTTTCTAGCATACGGGCTAGAAAAGTCGTGACGCTCGGGAATAGGAACAGGGCGGTCTTCCGAATCTTCGTCCGAAATAGGTTTGGACTTTGATCCCGACACGCCATGTCCGCCACCTAAAGCGTATAGTTTTTCGTGATAACGTTCAGCTGGACCTACATTTGTTTCGAAAAGATCTGAGACTAAATCATGTGATTGATTAGTATAAAGACCTTTATTTGGTTGAGACAATATATGATTTACCAAACCAGGTGGTTTACCCCCGACACGCGACTTCATCTCGGGTATTACAAACATGAAAAACAATACTGCTACAACAGCAGCAAGACCTAAATACATTACCATCGGACTCATGGCCATTATTTCTTTTAATATACTTAAATATATTTTTTTATAAAATAATTTACATCCAAGGAATATCTTCATTATTAATTAATTTATTTCTTGAGAAACATTTCAGAAGGCAATATTTCTTTTTTCGGAATAGAAGATATGAAATGGGTTACAACTCTGCACGAATATTTTAAATATCACACTGTTTAGGAGCCACTCTTATAGCAGTGTTTGTAGGAGCTATAGCTTACGTTCTTATTATATACACATTTGAAATGTTTGATGTAAATAATGTATATTTACAATTAATTCTTGTATTTCTTATTTCAGGTCTCGTGGGATTTCCCATGAGATACTCGGATTTATTTCCAATATTATTATAAACCTCTTGGTTTTACATATTCTTTTGTAATAGATTCTATGTCAGGTGTTGTCGTGGTTGCCGCGTTATTTTTTATAGAAAAATTTATTAATTAATTAGCAAATGCACGAAATTAAAAACTTAATAGAACATCTTAGATCAAAAGACTATTACGTTAGACTCATAGAAACACTTGTTTTTAACGGTTTATTAGATATCTTCGAAGAAGAATTAAGAGATGGAAAAATAGATTATTTACCTCTCACTTTGAATTTACTTACATTTCTTCAAACAAATGCAAAACATTATAAAAATTTTACATCTGATAAATTCGAAAATATAATTATTTTGTCAATAGATGAAATTTTAACAAAAAAGTTTCAAATTGATTTAGACGAAAAACAATTGACTATGGCGTTGAAATTGGTTAAAAATTCTTATTTATTTAAGTCTTTTTGGACAATGACTAAAGATTTATTTATTAAACTTTATTATAAATGTAATTGTAAACCGTGTTATAAACCCGATATTGTAAGTATAGAAATGGACAAATCTCGTAGAGGTAATATTTAATTTTTTGGGGCTAAACAGTACTTGATCTGGCCCAAGTTTGCTACATTGTACAATAATGTTAACGGATAACCAGTTTTTAAATATATCTCTACAGTTCCGCACAAATTTGTAGACTTAGTAAATAATTGAATATATTTTATATTATAAATACCTGTTTGTTCTTCTGTTAGTTTAACGTCGTTATTAGTTTCATTAATTTTAATAATTTGTTCAGCAAAATCACCGACTGTTTTAAGAGTTAAGTTATTACAATTAGATATAAATTCTATTTCAGACGAAATATTTGATAAATCTGAAATATAAGTTTGAAAGTCTGAAGATGGCATAGTAATATAAGAATCAAATTCAATGTCCGGAATGTTGTATATTTTTTCATCCATATCCAGAAGTTTAATTTTGCTTATTATAGTTGCCCGTTTATCGCTATTTTGTGATTCTATATACATACTATTTTCGTCTTTTTTATAAATAGTAAATGCAATAGTATCTGTATGTTTTATACCTTTTAAAATTTTAAATACGGATAATAAATTAAGTCCTATATTAACACTTCTGTTGCATATATATTCCTCAAATTTATCATGGACGAGCAATAAATTTACAATAGCATTTTTAGTACCGTCTATAGTTGTGAGTTTAAGACCGGAAGAATCTGCTTTAAAATTAACGTCCGCTAAAATATTTTTCAATGATTCGAATAATATTCTTATAGCATTCGTTTGAACAGTTTTAAATCTAAATAGAATCTCTCCGTCAGACATTATTTAGATTTAAATCATTTTAATTTTTTAAGTTAATTTAAAATATTCTAAGATTCCTTGTCAATGAATTCAAAATCTTTAAGTTTGTCTTCGTCTCTCGGATCAACTGCTGCGTGACGTTTCCAGATCAATTTACAAGGAAGTTCTCTTGATATGATTTTTTTACCATTAATAGGAGTATTATTAGATATCATTAATAGGGTTCCTTTGTTAAAATCAAAATTATCAAAATCTGGGTGATCAGACAGTGCGTCTTCTAATTTAATCGGATCGTGTCTATCATTATAAAAATTACAGAGTGGTCCCAGATAAGGCGTAATATAACTGGTTACATCTACATTATTTAAAATAACCATTTCTGGATAATAGGGAAACCTAGGTGGAGTAATATTAAATACGTAAAAAGGAAATGTAATATCTTTTTCGTATGTTATGTATTTCATAAACTGTCCATTAAACATATAATCCATAATGATGTATTTAATTTTATTTTCGGAGTCTAATTTTTCTATTTCTTCATTAGAAAGTTCTAATACGTCTTCGTTTGTCCCATCTTCATATTTAATATGAAAACACAATAATGTGTACTCGTCGTCTTTGTATACGTCGTCAAAAGATTTTAATACAACCGGATATAACTTTCTATAAATTTTATTTAAAAAATATCCAATTAAACCAAGCGATGTTAAAGTATATAATGTCCACATTTATATATTTATATAAAGATTCTTTAAATTTATTTATTAAATGGAAGAAACAGTTAAAAAAAGAGGCCGTAAAAAAACTGTTAAAGAACCCATCGAAGAAGCAGTTGTACAAATAGAAGAAGAACCCGAAAAAAAGAAAAGAGGTCGTAAAAAAAAGTGGCAAACTACTCCATTTAAAAATAACTACAGCACGGAAGGAATTGAAAAAGTTAAATTTGAAGCAACCGAACCTTTAAATAAAGATAATTACACGACAAATGCTTTAAATTTCGGAAATTTGTGTATCAAAGTTCACGATAAAGAACAGGGAGTAAATGTAGATGTAAATGCAAATTTAGATAATTATTTCGTAGATAATAAAGCAGCGGATTGTGAATTAACAATATCGAGTGATGAAGAAGATACATGTGATTTTAAAAAACCTATTTGTAAAACTACGAGACATTACACTAATGGATTAGATGAAAGTATGAATAAACTTAAAATTACGAATATTAGATGTTTTAATTGTCATCATACATTTGATAACACTCCTTTTTCCTTACCATATGATTATTCATCTGTGTTAGACAGGTATAAACTATTTGGAAATTTTTGTTCTCCAAATTGTGCTAAAGCTTACGCACTAAATAGTAAGACTTTTGAGAAAAAAAGTTACATTATTGGGCAGTATTATAGAAAACTTTTTGGTCCCAATTTTAGAATAATCCCTGCTCCTAATATTTTAAATTTAAAAGAGTATGGAGGTAAAATAACTATAGAAGAATTTAGAAAATCGTTCTATAAAAATAATAGATATACCATAAATAATATTAACACGAAGATTGTATATATCACTTAGAATAAAGTTTTAATGCAATTATCACTAAAAGAGCCAAGCACATTAATATGTAATTATTTGCTGTATTTGTTCTAGAAATAGACGTTTTATACATTATTATTAGTTTGTCGTCTAACGATAAACTATTAAAATTGTCCTCTAATAAACTATAATAAAGTTCTTTCCTATCACTAAAAGGGGTTTTGTAAAGTTCATCAAATAAATCTTGATTTTCGGGTAATCTTCTATTATTTGAAACCCTTGGTATTTCAGGCTCTTGATAGGTATTTGTAATTGCTGGTATATTATATCTATGAGATATAGCTTCTGTTTCTACATCTGGTATTAAATCTGACTCTTCGGGCTCCTTTTTAATTTTTTTATAATACAATACCATTTATTATAATATAAACTATTTTTTTTTATTTTTTTTGTCTTTATAAATTAATTGCTCTTTTTCCTTTCTGATTTATAGTTACTTCTTTAGACGTTTCGACAGTTCCGCTGGATATAGAGTCGTCGTCTTTTAACATACTTGAAAGATTCATAGATGGACCAGATATTTCTTTAGACGAAACCCCTGCAACCAAAGGAGGTTGTGTATTAGATTGGGTCATCGCGGCGGCTATGTTTTTCATTATTTCTGAATTCTGTACATCATTTAATCCACTTGGCATTGCTGAACTAAATAAAGTTTTAGTTATATGAAACATAAATGCTCCTCCGGCTAATGTTACCAGTAGCTGTAACTCGGGGGGTAATTCTGTGCGGTTTTTGTATTTCTCATGTAATTTTAAAAATATACTTTCATAGTCATCTAAATTTTCCATTACAGATTCGGACCAACCATCCAGTTTTGCGCCAATTGGGTCAAATTTTTTGTTGGCAAATTCAAGACCTGTTACCGCAGCCATTAAAACTTTTTGTTGAAATTTAACACTTACTTCTAATTCAGAATTGTTTTTATGTAATTCGAGCTCAAAACGAAGATCGGATAATTTAGATGACATTGAATATTTTTTAGTGAGTGCAACGCCCTTCTTCTCTAGCGCCAACAACTTTAATAAAATTTCCTGCTTTTCCTTTTTAGGATCCTTTTTTTGAGAAGCTTCGGAACTGGAATCTGAATAACCATCAGAATATTCTGAATCGTCTCCGGATTCACCTGAATATTCACTTTCATCTGAATCGTCTTTGTCGTTCATTTGTTTAGTTTTTGAACTATTAACAAAATTCTGATAATCATCTGGATTAAATTTAGAGTTACTCTTCATATGAGACTCTCTGTGCTTCGATGATTTTTTCGGGACTCGCACATCCGGTTCAATTGTACTCCCAGATGCTACAGATTCGTTATCCGATTCCGGATCTCTTATGACCTCTATGCCTCCAATACTAACAGGGTTTTTAATATTTACAGTCGGTCGCGAAGATTTTTCTGTTTCAACCTTGATTCTTGGTACAAAACCACTCATATTATAATCATTGGTTTCTTTTTTTTTACTTTTCTCCGAACGAGTAAATAATAAATTAATTGGACCTTTTATGTGATTTTTATCTAATATATTTTCCATATGCTCGTCTCATCGTATTGTATTAATTATCTTAATTTTTAAATTAAAGAGTATAAAAGTAAAATTTATTCATTTTAAAATGATAACTAATAATATTATATATGCAGCGGGTATACTTTTTTATTCTAAAACACTAGATCAAACACCTTATTTTTTATTGGGACGTGATTGTGATAACAAATGGTCTAACTTCGGGGGTCGTTGTGAACTAAGTGACAAATCTGATTCAGAAGTTACCGCTGCTAGAGAAGGTTGGGAAGAAACACTGGGTGCTGTATACGACTACGACTGTCTTAAAAGTTTGATTAAAAACAAGACCGTAAAATGTATAACTTCAAAGACTCCAAGCGGTCATCCTTATTACATGTTTTTGGTTAAAATACCATTTTCAAATTCCTACAGAGATCGGTTTTTATCGACTAAAAAGTTTATATCAAATGTACAAATTGACAAAAAATTTTTAGAAATTAATGATATTAAATGGGTATCCATAGATACAATTAAATATTCTATAGAAAATAAAAGATCTTTTATTAAACTAAGGACAGTTTTTGAACAAAGTCTTGTTACAAATACAAATATAGACGAACTAATTAAATTAATGAATTAGTGTTTAACTAAAATTTTAGTACGTATCTGAGATACAGGTTGAATGACGTCCGCGTGTCCATGTACATCCCTGGGATTTGTTGTTACGTAATTCATCTTATTTTTCTGAGAGACTGGGTTTGAAACTGAAACGGGGTCAATTTTGTGATGCGTAATTTCTTTAGTCATAGTTCTATCGAATCCAAATTCGTTGCGTTTTTTAACCTGAGCAAATTCTCTTGGACGAGAATGTAAATCATTAGGAGTATCAGTAATTCCGGGTAAATAGTGACCTTCAATTTTACAATCACGTACTCTAATCAATGCGGGCATTTCTTTAAAATAAGAATTAGGTAATTGACTAGATCTTGTTTTAAACTGAACATCTACATTTTGCGCGAAATTTTTTGTAAGAGTATGTTTTTTAAAAGGATCTACCTCTGGGATTGTTATCGGAGGACTGTCTTTTATTTTTTTAATTAAACCTTTTTGTGTTTCACGAACACTGTCATTCATATAATATTTATCACTACCCACTTTATTTCCGTTTTTATCATGCCATTCTCCTGGTAGACTGCTAGTCATTTAATCTATAATAAATATTTTTTATTTGAAATTATAATTGTTTTTCATTACATTCGTAAAATGAGATATCTCATTATGTTTATTATTTGATTTTTCTTTAGAACTATTTTCATCTATTTTGTTTTTAATACTCATTAGATTTGGTTTATCTTTAATATACATTTCGTCCGGTGTAACTCTGTAAATTTTTTTGGAGCCTCTATTACTAATTTCTTTTTCGTTTGTAGTATTATTAAGTAAATTCTTATTTTGATTAGCAATTTGATTTCTTACAATAGCATATGCCCTGTTTGTATAACTATAGTCTTCTTTAAATCTAGATTCATCTTGCGGAAGTACCATTTCTCCTATATATGGCGTAGCCTTAGGGTTTCTAGCGGCGCTATTTTGTATACTATTAGATTTAGCGCTTGCACTTACATCTGCCAGATATTTTTCTTCATATGGGAAATTATTTTTATAAGACAGGTTTGATTTAGATAAACCATAAGGACCTATTACAGTTGAACTCGGTCTTGTACCAGCACCGCTTGGTCTAGTATTTGGTGCAAAGCCTTTTTGAACTTTTAAGTTAATTAATTCTTCTCCAGGTGTTAAACCGTCCTTTATATTATCTACTAAATTATTTCCAATGGCGTCATATTTAGCGTCTGATACAGTTTGTTCCCTGATGTGATGTGAAATATCGTCAACTGACATACCTTTATTATGGTATACATTTTTATCTGCTAAACTATTATCTTCTAAACTTTTATCTTCTAAACTTTTATTAAATTCTGGTACATTTAGTTCAGAAACTGTTCCCAGGTTTATATATACACCTATTAAAGACAACAGTATTATTACAATTACTAATGACTGCATTATTATTATAATTAAATATTTTAAATTATTTGATAATTTACGATATTTAATTTAAATTAATTAAATTTCGACTCTGCAATTAGGACACGTATTAGATTTTTCTGTGAGCCATGTTTTAATACATCCTTTACAGAAAATATGTGCACATTTTAGTTTAACATTAGATTTTTTGTTTTCCATACATATTGCACAATTTGTAATTTCACTACACGTTTCTAGGTTTTTAAAATCGTCTTCAGATAGTTTGTGTTTTTCTTCTTGTGTATCCATTGGAAAATCATCACCTAATATCAAAGAATGAGATAAAGCAATTAACAAAGGGTGTAAAAATACATCGTCTCTTACATTTTGCATAGGAGGGATTTCACTTTCATCTATTTCTTCTACAGAAATCTCTTGATTTTCTCCCCTGCGAATTAATATAGTTCTAATATTAGAAGTCATCCACATAGCTGGCTCTACGCCCCTCGACATTTACTATAATCATTTATTATTTTTTTAAACCTTTTTAATACTTGTTGCAGATCTCATAAGTCTGTCATTTGAGTTCGTTAGATTATGTTCATTTACGGAGCGTTCATCTGGCAAGATGCTTAATTTCACACTCGGTATCTTACGTTCAAATGGTTTTTCCCTTTCTTTCATATTAATTTGTAGAGGACATAAATAATAAGTATCGCTTATACTTTCATCTAAGTCTCCTAATATATAATATTCACCCTTTTGAGGCGGGGGTTTATCTTTAAATATTGATAGACGTTCTTCGTCATCGTGATCATTTAACAACGATTTAGTTCTAGTTTTTTCGACTGCATGTATAAGTCTTTTAGTATGATGGACATCAGGGGTATACGTAAGGTTACTCAATACTACATCGTTTTTATTATTTGTACTTGGCAATTCCCCCGAGTGCATAAAACCATAATCTACGTCAATAGGGGGTTTAGTGTATCTAGTTGGATGAGATACAGAAATTAAAGGAGTAGTTTTACTAGGAGCATACTGATGATCAGTACCTGTCATTATAGTTTAATAATAATATTATATTTTATTTTTAAATAATTATTTTAGATGGGACCGGATAAATTTTTACCAATTAAACTATGTAATTGTTTTGTGGTTCCAGAAGTTACTTGTTTGCCAGTTGATATATAATCTTTTGGATTTCTTGGTTCGTTTGTAATATGTGATGGCATTTTATTTCCTTCTAAGAACATCACTGTTTTTATATTTTTAGTGTTTCTTGGAACATAGTCAAGTGTTACTTCATTTTCAACATTTATTTTCTGATCTTCTAGTACAACTTCGCCCATTTTTGATAATCCAATTTTTAAGTTTTCGTCTTGGTCTTCGATTATTTTCTGAGAATCAATGTAAGATTTTAGTTCACCTGTAAATCTAGTAGACATTTCAGACGAATTGTAAGTTAACATATAAATAATCACGGACAAAAATATAGATATAGCTCCTCCTAAAAATATCTGGTTACGCGAGTCCTGAAATAATATAGCACAAAGAAAAGTCATAAAAATTATAAGTCTTGTAAGAGAATTAAACTGGAAGTTCTTATCTGTTCCTACAAAAGGGTTTATATTAAGAGAATTAAACAATGAACAAAAGTCGCTAAACCAATAAGTTGTCATTTAATAGATACCTAAGAATTTAATTTTGTTAAAAAGTCCACTGAAAAATCTTTTGTATGCAAATTACTGATTTCTTTTTTGTAATCAGATACATACAATGAATTATATTTTTTAAACATATCGGGGTTTTTATTAACTATTATTTCACCAAGAACAAACAAAGACTGAACATAGTCCCATATTGCTTTCTTTGTATTAGAACTTAATTCATTCCAATATGAATCCAGACCGCAGTCCTCTGTAAAATTACCAAACATACCAGCCTTTTCAGATATAGTTTTATCTTTTAGGAAAAATGTTTCGTTTCTTGCAATTATCTCCTTTTTATAATTTATACAACCTGCCATAAATAAATTAACAGGAACGGATACTGACGTAGTTTTTAACAATAAAAATCCTCGTCTGTAGGTTTTGAGTTTATTATTTGGAAATGCGGTTATAATTTTCTCTAAAAATTCTTCAAATAAAACATTAAATTTTGTTACCTCCGATGACATTTTGTATGTTATATATATGACTGTATTTTTTATATAGTTTTAAATTCGCAAAATATTTGTTATTTTAAAATATACATTAATAGTAAATATGTCCTCTGAAGTTAAAATTAATGGGATAAATATGTTTATCAACAAATTAGATTCCGCTGAAGAAATAATAGATATAGATGCTTTAAAAAGTTCATTTGAACTTGATGAAGGAGAAACCGGTTTTTATAAACTCAGTTTATCACAAAAAAAGATTTTTGGCAGCGAAACAATAAACGATACTTACAATCGCCCTCCGATAGGACCTATTCAAGAGGGATTATACTGTAGTTATTGTGGTAAAATAGGTCCAGAAGATCATTCTGAAACCTGTGATTTTCCAGAAGACAACAGTTTATATCTATCGATGTCGGGTTTTAACGATTATGTTCTCTCTAAAGTTGATTATCAAGGGGATTATAAAAAATTAAAAGATGATATTACAATGAAAGTGTTAACCCAAGAACAATTAAACGAGATTCTTTTAATTCCAGACGAAATAATAGTTGAAGACGGAACTTTTAATCTATCCGAAAATTTAAATGTCTTGACTAATATTTCTTATTTTGGAATATACAAAAAAAGAGGCCCCAAAAAATTAGCTTCAAAAACAACTACCACTCAATTTTTAAATAATATAATCATTTCTTATGAGAAAAATTTAAATAAAACCTCGATAAGAATAAGTAAAAATGGCCTTATTAACTTAATTAATATACCAAATGATAGATCTGAGATAAAAGAAATGATAGATACTTTGATAACCCGTATTAACAATTCCGGCTCTGTTAACAATGAAAATTTTAATAATTTAACAGGTCTCGATAGATACGCTTATATAGCAGATAAATCTTATATACATTCAATGTCCGGACAATTTACACTAAATGTTCTAGAAAAACCCGGAAATCAAATTAATTTTGAAAACTTAGATAACATTATAAGCCCGTTTGATTCTTTGGGTAACTTAGTAGCGAGCGATTTTACAAGAATAGAAAGAACCGCGGGCGGTGATAATATAATAAATTTCAATGGTATTAGAATAATAGAATGGGAATATTCTATCGGAAGACTTACTAGAAACCAAGTATTGTCTAAAGAATTTATCAAGTTTGTTTGTATACCAGCAGACGGGGTTAAATTAACAGCGGTTGTAAATAAATTTGGAGTTATAATGATGACACTATCTTTATGCAGTGATAAACAAATCAGAAAAGGATTATGTGGAGACAGTTTTACACCCCTGAATGAAAGTATGTTTAATAATGTAGTTATAAACTTTAATAAATTATTTGATTCAGAATCAGATATTTTACTTAGAAAATCGTTGAGCATGGCTGAAAAAACAACGTCTGTTTTTAATACGGTTTCTGGTTATGCACCAAGTGGAAAAATATGCAGACTTACTAGAACCCGAGACTCCGGAGATAAAACTTATAAAGAAGGAATGAGACCAGAACCATATTCATGGAAAGGAACATGTCCGGATCCTAATTATCAATATTTAAAACCAGAAGGAGTTCAAGATACCGACGGTCTATGGTATCCGTGTTGTGAAACTAAAACAAAAGAATCTGTCGAAATGATGAAAAGATATCTTTTAACTGGGTTTCCAAGAAATAAATCTCAAGCCGAGATTTATAATATAACAGACCGTGAAGATCTCGGTTCTGGGATTTTAATACCCGGCAGTAACGTTATAGGGGCATCCGCAAAAGTTAATATAGCCGGCAGAATACAAGACGTGACTATTATTAAAAAATTAAGCAAAAAATCAAATGAATACGTTGTCAAAACAAACGATGGTAATAAAGTAACAGTTAAAGGTACGGATTTTGAAAGAGATTCAAGAGTGTTTCCGGGTTTAAATTCTTTTAGAAGAGAACAGTTATTAAATTGTATTCAGAAAAATTTATTTAAATTTGATTTAACCCTAAATTCGAGTGGTAAACTAATTAAAAACGACGTGTCAATAATGAATGAAAGATACAACAAATATAACGCAGATAAATTTATATCATTATTTAATCCAAGTGACGTAATCACAGAAAATATGACTTATTATAGTATCAAAAAATTCACAGAGAGTGTATATAATGTCAGAAAAGTACCAGGAGATGCTTTAAATTTCTTTTTGGTCTTGAGTCCGGATGGAAATTATTACATCAATGAAAAATTAAATTCGGTTGAGTGTCAAATTTCTAATAAATTTACAGACACTATCATATTAAACGGGTATCTTAGATTTAATGAGATTGAATTTAAAAATGAATACCACATAACAGATCTTTTATATTATAATGAACTTTTAACGAGTAATACATTTCAGCAAAGGTATGTTATACTTTTTGATTTACAAAATTTAGTATTTACCAGTATTATAGATGAAATATTAATATACCCCGACGTATATTCAAATATAATAGAAGGTTCTTATGAAATAATACAGACCGATAAATACATTAAATTAGTTTTCGTAGATACATCTTGTTGTAATTATATAATATGGGGAAATAAAGATAAATATCCAGATATAATTAAATTACAAATTCTAGAAAAATCAAGACAAACAATTAAATTTGGTTACGACAATAAAGGTATACCCGAAGGTATAGGTTTAGATTTTTTAAATAGTTATACATTCAACAAAAGAGAGATACCAGATAATTTATTTGTAAATGAATACTTTAACATTAGAATAAACCGGGACGCAAGTAGAAAAGTTGTACCAAATAGAAAAATATCGATAGTTGATAAATCGCAGATGTTAAATACATTCGACGAAACTATAAATATTTTACTTACAAAGTTTAACCCTCTTGAATATATATTTTTTAATAGTCCAGACGAATGGGATACCGAAAAAGACACGTATACGTTTTTAGACGGTCTATTATCAATTGCTTAACATATTTGTTATAAATTTAAACAAATTATTAACATTAATGTAACTTTTCAAAAATTCAATTTCTATTTGAAATGATTCGATAGAATCCTTGTTCATTGTAAAGTTTCTATCGGAATATACACCTTCTGTTATGGCAGTAAAATCTATTCTAAAAAGTTCGCTCGGTTCTGTATAAGATACGCGATATTTTCTGAATGTATCACCTTCTGTATTATATTTTTTAACCTTTACCTCCGATGACATTGCAACCCGAATATCAAAATTTATTACTTCTTGCATAGAGATGTCTACATTTGATATTCTATTTTTAACGATAGACTCTAATAAAATGTATTTTCCAAAATCTTTAGAGAAAATGTATCTAGTTCTAACGTTTTCTGCGTATATGTCTATAAAATCGTCTACACTTTTGGCAAATTTATAAGTTTCTACTTTTCTTAAGATGTCTAGAAAATCTTGTTTTGAAATTTTGGGATTAAAACGTTGTTTTATAACTCCAAAACGCAATTCTACTTCTATTCCATTATTTAAATTAACATTTTTTATCATATCGTTTATCACATCTGCCTGTTTAGGCTGTAGAAGATTTATAGTTTTATAATTTGCGACACATTGTAACAGTTTTGTTTTATTAGAATATTCTAATACCTTTTTAATCTCGGATTTTGTAGAATTCTCTGATAGATTTAAAAAATAATACAGATCGTTGATATTTACTGGGTTTTTAAAACTATTTATGACATTCAATACGGTTTTTAAAGCATTTGGAATTTTTTTGTCCTTTCTCAATTCTTTAAAAACAAAAATCCCCGAATTATCTATTGTAAATTCTGCAACATCATTATCTTTTATACTAGCAGGGGTATCCACTATCACTTGTTTATAATTCATTTGATAAGGTTCTATATTCCCCCCTTTAGACACAAAAACCGCAGCCTTGGTTTCGTTTACTTTTCTAACAAGTAAATCTACAGTTTGTTCATTAACTGGTTTCCATTTATATTGAGTAGTTAACATCTTATTCCAAGTTCCGATTGTATAAAGAGTGTCGGATGCCGTGAAAATCAAACCGTCTAGTTTTATGGTTCTTTTTATAAAAGTGTTTATTTGTTTTTTATATTTTGACATTAGAAAATTATAAAAGTCTTTACGATTAGACGTCAAGAGAGTCTGTAAATAACCAGTCCTAGATTCATTGTAAAGAACTCGGTGACTTTTTAAACTTTCTAGAAAATAAATAGGTTTAAGTTCTATGTTAAACCAGTTAACAGACTTAAAAGCTTCTGTGAGAACGGGCTCTGATTTATTAAATTTAGATGGAATTATTAGTTTATGTAAAATATCATACCTATTAATGTATGTCCATGGAAAGGTTTTAAGTTTACCGTCTTCTGGTACAATCATAGAAAATTCTTGTCCCATTATTTTTGTATCATCAGTTGAGACATCTATATTTTCCGGTCCGAATAAGATATCGAAAGCCATAAAGGAAACACCTTTTACGTATCTGGATTCTAATTCTTTATGAGAATATCCTTCTTGGTCAAAGAAAACTAACTCCCCGTCGATTAACATTTCTCTTGAATTTACATACGGAAGTATGTCTCGCGTGTCGTTTCTTACTGTGTAAATTTTCATATTTCTATCAACGAAACATACAGTCCTCTGTTTAACTGAAGCAGTTTCAGAATCAGGTCCTATATACATAAGAACTCTTGTTCCGTCTACTTTTTGTGTTACAGTATATTTACTTTTCTCATTTGTCATTAGTTGCGACACGTCTTTTCTCTCTAATGTAATAGGAAGTCCTCCTATAAATTTAGACATATCATAATTTTCATTTTTAGAAAGAAATTTTGTTACTAATTTTTGAAACTGTTGTTGAACTTTATAATCTCGTAACAATTCCATTATATATTATAATTATAATACATTTTATTTTAATATTGATTTTTTTCTGTAAATAAATAATACAAACAGGTATGAAATAAATGCAATTAATACCCTATTAAAATTAATTTGTCCTCTTATCTTACTTATCATATAAATAGTTTCCCATCCTGATTTATTTTTATCTAGATCTGCTATCTTAATTCCAAGTCTATTTATATATTTATTACCACCCCAGTTGTTAAAATTTTCGGTATTAGGAAATAATTGAACTATTAAAGGATGTTTATAAACAACTACATTGTTTTTTAAATAAGTTGCATCTATTTCTCCTATAAAATTACTGTTTTCCATATTATGCATAATTTTAAGACGTTCGTTTTTGCTAAAAATCTGGGCCTGTGCGCCATGTGCCACGTCGACTTTATAAAACGCGTCGTTCAATTTTGTAAATACGCCGTAAGTGGCGAAAGAAAAAACTTTAAAATCTCCAGAAATGTAATCGTCTACAAATTCATAATGATACCGAGTGTAATATAAAACTTCTGCGTCTTCTTCTAAAACTAATACGTTATTATATCCTTTTGTGTACTCAAATACAGTATAATAAGCGTGGACGATGTCGTTATTTGTTTTTGTTATTATAGATGGTTTTTTACAGGCTCTAAAGCCTTTGTTATATTGAATTACAGTTTTTTTACTTAAATTTAATAAAAATGGATCTGGTTTAAACCTATCTGAATTTTCCATTATTAAAATTACAGTAATGTCAACATTCTTAAGAATGGGATTATTAGTTTTATTAATAGTTTTGTATGAATAACAACTCATTTATTAATAACAAACATTTTATTATCTATCTTTTGGCGAAAGATACTTAAATTTTAGGAAATTAAAGATGTCCTTCTCTGTTTCGGGTCTCTGTTTTTCTATAACAGCGAGATATTCCTGGTCTGTAACGGGTGAACCACCCGGGGATCCATGAGTTAAGTTTCTTTCGTTTAATGAATATCCCATTTTAAGGGCATGTGATCGCATAGTTGTATTGAAATCTTTAGATCCTGTAGTAAAAAGAAGCGCAAATGGATAAACATCTAAGGTGTAATAAAAAATATCAAGGTGTCTGTATATTTCGTCTATACTTGAAACAGCCATTATTTTAATAGGACCTTTTGATAATACATTATTGGGCGATATTATGTTTTTCTTAATTAAGTTATTATAAAATGTATTCATAAGATCTTTATTGTGAACATTAGTTGTGATTAATGCATCTATGTCTCCCGAGTCTTGTTTTTCTCTGCGGTAAGACCCTGTTATTACCAATTTGCCAGTTTCTTTTAATTCGACAAGAGTTTCATTGAATGTATCTTCGAGTATGTCTTTCCATTCATCCATTTCTGATCTAGGAATTCTTTTCTGTAGATCGTCATAATGTTGTAGTCCAATTGCTTGCTTATCATTTATAATCTTTTTATTTATAGAATAAGCTTCTCTTAGTTGAGAAATGTTTGTGATTTCTTCTTCGCGGTACAATTCAGATGCCTTTGCAGGTCCTATACCGGGAATCTTTGTTAAATTTTCAACTGCTTCTGATTCGAGATCAGTAGAGATGTTATCTACCTCCCCGGTTTTTATTATTGTATCTATCTTTTGTAAAATAGTACTCTTCCATGTTCCATTCTTTGCCCTGAAATTTTCTTCATCTTTTAATTGCATCCCGTTTTCTCTAAATACTTTGATGTAATCTTCAACAGAGCTCAATTTCATATCATCATTAAGTATTCCTATAGCTTGCTTATAATATTTTACCTTGAACTGCCAATTTTGTTCTTTTGAAGTAGAAACTTTATTCATTATTTTAGTAAGTATTTGTTTTACTTGTTTTACTGAAACGTCAGGTTTTGGTTTAGCAATGTCGTCTCGAATTCCGCGATAAACTGGATGTCTAGGAATTCCATCTTTAGTCATTTCCATGTAACTAAAAGATACAATACTTCCAATTGGAATAGACTCTGGATGACCTGATATAACATAATTTTCTCTTTGAGAATCTGTTAGACCAGTTCCTATCTGAGTAAAAATTCCGGATGGTTTTGAGTCTTGTATAATTTCGCAGTTCAAAGATCCAAGAAGACCTTTAAGTCTTCCTTCTCCCATTGTATATCCTCTTACAATACATTCTGCGTCTTCTTTGATTTTATATTTTAACATATATTTGCTTCTTTTGAGTTCATATGGAGACCCCGGAGCTCTTACCATTATACCTTCTGCTCCTTGAGATGTTAACTTTGAGTATAAATTTATAAGTTGTTCCATGGTTTTAATTTTAACCTGTTCTGTAAACTGAAGAGGGAATACCTTTTTCCCAGTATAAGTTAATTGTTCCCAACACGTTTTACGGTCTTTGACAACTGTTTGTAATAGTTTCATGCGTTGTTCGAAAGGTGATTTTTCAGTAGGTATATCAAATACTTTAAATATTACAGGAGGATCTTCTTTTCCGGCCCATATGTTATTTATTTGATCCTCTGTATAACTTTTACCAGGTTTAAGAGTAGAAAGTCTGCTAGTTTTCTGGAAAAACCCTCTTCCAATCCAAATTTCCCCATCAAGGGCTATACCAGGGGGTAGCGTGAGTTTAAACCACTCTGGAATATATGTATACACTTTTGGTTTACCTACTCCAGAACCCCGTGATATAATTTTTTCCCCATCCCATAAAGCTCTTATTCCGTCCCATTTTTCGGATGCCCACCAATTAATAGGTGGTTCTGAAATTTTAAGCTCCTTTGATAATTTATCTGCTAGTTTAATTATATTACCTGTCTTTGAATCGTATAAATTTTGTGCGGTCATAACTTTAAGATTGTCTACATATGTCTTGTCTTCTACATTAGAAATAACTTGAACATCCGGATAAACAGCTTTATAACCCGTAAAACATATTTTATTTTCTTTATACTTTCTAAATTTTTCAAATGAATCGAACCCGGATTTTAAAGATAATTTATTAAGACAAGTGAGTAATCGTTGTCTCTGTATGTCTGAGAGAGACATTTCTTATATATTATTATAATAAATAATTTTAAGTTTATTATTTTTTAGTAAAATTATATATAACTTTAATAATAACGACTTTATTAGATTCTTTTCTTTCAGGAACTCAATTTATAAGTAGTATTGCTAATTATTCGCATATTAAGCAGACTTTTTTAAGGATCTAAATGTAATTCGTTTATAATCATGTTTATTTCAGGTAATTCAATTTCTGTAACATTTGATATAATTTCTTCGTTAGAAGGACGTCTTGAATACTTTTCTCTAAAGTTTGTTACAAATTCGTATACTTTATTATAGTTTTGTCTATAATTATCACGTTCTATTATAAGTTTTTCTATTCTAGAACGGTCACCTTGTTCTATATCTAATCTTTTAGTAGATCTCTTAAACACTACATCTTTCAACGAAGAAATTTCGTTAAACAATTCTGGTTTTATTAACCTATTAAAGCTTTTAAGTTTTCTTACTACATCATTTTTGTCGATCCCTGTTGTTAATTTTTTTCTAAACATTTCAACTATATCCTTGTCTATTTGAGGACACGTTTCCATAAGTCTATCATATTCGTCGCGGGCTGTTTTAATGAAATAATTTATATCTGGGCGTTCTTCGGGGGATTTTATAAGTTCTATTCTTATACTTCTATGAAATTTATCCCATGCAATACTCGCAGTCCTGTGACTTTCTGTCAATTCGTTTAATTTTAAAAACTGCGCAACAGTAGTTATTATCCCTGCTAAAATATTAACACTTCCTATAACTACAGACGCAGTGTCTTGATATTCTGCTGGGATTCTTTCTAATGCAAAGTTAGCAGTACCAGTTAAAGTAGACATTATAATAACAGGTATTGTATACATATTTCTTTTAGAAGAATATTTAATGTAAGATTTATTGTGCATCCATTTATAACACGCCGCCTTGTCCGCCCAGTCAACAAATATAGTTTCGTGGTGATTTTCCCACGGTACATATTCTCTTAACGCATCCGAACTCATTAATTATTATAATTAAATATAATAATATATAATATATGTCTGACTCACTTTCATTCATTGAAATTGAAGATTTTAAGAACGACATTATTAGAATAATAAATGAAATCGATAATAAATGCGTCAGTCTTGAAAATATATATAAACAATATTTACTTCAGGCTACTAAATCATCCGAATATTTAATGTCGTTAGATACTTTATTTTTTCAAATTAATCTAACTAAAAAAGATATAGTAAATTATTCTGGTCTATTTAATTTGTTTATATATCAAATGTACGGTCAGTATTATAAATTGTATAAAAAAATAATATACAATTTGAGCAATGTTGATAAAGTAGAATTATTTAAAGATGTTATATATGAAAAACATTTTACCCCATATGATGATCTTAATTTTCAAGAGTACTCGTTTGAAGAAATACAGAGTATTCATAATATAATTATTTCTGTAATGTCATGTATAGATAAATATATACAAAAACAGAAATATGAAATAGAAGATGATAATGTAAGAGTGAACAAAGGTGTCAGTATAGATACTTTAGTATTTGAAAAAACCCATTTTACGCAAATATTATTAAATGAATACAATCTATTTAACTGTATACTCAAAAAATATTATGATTATCAAAAAAAGATTCTTAAAAGAATTATGTTAAAATTGAAACTCCTTTATTTTCAAATAGATACAGACATTCAATTTGAAAGTTTTAATTATTCACCGAGACAGTCAGTAACTGCAAATATAGATGCAAAATTTAAAAAAATAGCAAAACAAGAAGATTTTGAATCTATACTTTTAGAAGAATTTGATCCTAAGCCAATAGTAGCTAGTAATCCATTTATCGATTTTTTCAAAATGTATATATTTAAATTCTTTTCAAAATTCTGTATATTCTAAATTTAATTGTATTTATCAAATGATTTAATAGTTTCTGGACAAAGATCTGTAATAAGTTCTTTCATAGAATCTGAATAACCTTTAATCTCAGACTGTGCATTATACGCAGAACGCAATTTAATAAAATTAAGTAAATTATGAAGATCAATACACCAATAAAATTCGGTATACATATTCAAAGGTAGGCCTACTCTAGCCATTTCTCTCGAAACACCTCTATCTACCAACATTTTATAAGTATTGTACTGATTGAAACTATTACTTATAAAATCGTTAAATAGTTGTTTTGTATGAGGATCCGTGATTTCATTACCAGACATTTGCTTATTCATTTTACCTTGATCATAAATCTTTTCTGGGATATAAAACTCTGGGTTCAAAACAGAGTAACGACCCGATATTTCATTTACATTAGCAGTCCTATGACGAATCCATTGTCTCTGTACAAAAATTGGACATTTAATATGAAATTTAAACTTAACCATTTCAAATGGACTTGTGTGTTTGTGTTTAACTAAAAAATCAATAAGTTTTGCGTCTTTTTCGTATGTTTTAATTCCGTCATTTAGTGAAACCCTTGCTGCTTGTACAATAGCATGATCACACATAAGTTTTACAGAACTGTTGGGAATAACCCTTGGCATACAATCTACTAATTTAACAAATCCTGAATTTCCAAGATATTTAATTTTATTTGCAATACATATCATTTTAGAATTATTCATGTTGTGTAATTTTACATACAAAATATTTTTAAATACATTTAAAAAAATAACTCATTTACATTTAAAACATGCCTCTTTTTCTTTCTATTGATCCTGAAAGTGATCACTACTGGAAAATTCACCCTACATATAATAAGGCTATAAAAAACGGAGACGTTGGTCTAGATATACCTATGCAAGAATCTGTTATTATCCCATCAAAAGCTCGTTCGTTTAAGATCAATTTAAAATTTAAAGCAAACCCTACACATGGTTACATGCTCGTGCCTCGTAGTTCAATTTCAAAAACATCTGTTAGACTAGCGAATTCAATCGGAATTATTGATAAAAAATATAGAGGCGATGTTATGGTCGTTGTCGATAATATCGGAGATTCAGATGTATTGTTTCAAGAAGGTTGTTGTTTTTTTCAAATTGTAGCATTTGATGGAAATCTACCAAGGTATCAAATTGAAGAAATAGATCTTGCTACCTCTAGAGGTAGCGGCGGTTTCGGTAGTACAGGGGCTGTTTAATCCATCGCATCCAATGTATGTTTAGAAGCATTTTGTTCAGATTCTTTTTTAGTATTTCCTGTACCAGATTTATATCTAATACCTTTTATTATAACAACCGATGTAAATACCTTTTTATGTGCAGGTCCTGTAGTAGAAATAAGTTCATACTCTGGGTTAATTTGCATAGTTTGTTGGCATTTTCTGAGTAATATGTCTTTAAAATTGTTGTCCTCTTCTAACAGGTTAAAATCGATGTGTTTATTTATAAGTCTTAGAACAAAATTTTCAGCGTATTTATACCCTAAATCCGTATTAATAGAACATAGAAACGCTTCGAATACATCTTCTAGAATGCGATCATTGTTTCTGCCATTTATATTTTCGACATTTTTACTTATTATTAAAAATTCATTAAGATTTATCTGTTTTGCTAAATAAGCCAGGGTTTTTCCGTTTACGAGTTTAGTTCTAATTCTTGTTAAGTAACCTTCTTCTTTATCTGGATATTTTAAGAAAATAAAATTTGCTATGATAAGATTGAGAACCGAATCACCTAAAAATTCATAACGCTCATAAGAGGAATTTAAATTTTCATCGGTCAAAAATCTAAGTACACTTTTATGAATAAATGCTTTTTGATAGCATAAAACATTAATAGGATTAAACCCGGTAATCTTATTAATGTCTTCTCTCGTTATAGATTTATTTACTTCATTAAACGTTGAGAACATGTCTTCTTATACCTAAGATATTATCATTTATTTAAGTTAATTATTTTTTTGTAAAATTGTAAGAACTAACCGTTCTTTTTTATCATTACAAACAGAGATTAAATCGCATATTTTCAATATACTAGAATGGGAAATATAACTATCAGTATACCCTTTTGGTATATCAGGTATAATAGACGCGCCATAAATGATTTCATTTAGATTAGAAACGCATTTACTTAATATGAATGTATGATTTTTCTTTTTATAGATATTTTCATTTAATATGAATTCTTCTGACATAAACAAAGGAGTGGTTTTAACTGTTTCTGCTGTAAGAATTATATCATATGGTCCATTTTCACATTTTATAATTAATGTATCTACTATTTTTTCAGGTTCATATTTAAATTTTTCATGGTTCTTTTCAACGCTGAAGTCCCAAGAAGAACATTTATTTAGTAGATTTAAAATATCATTGTATTTTTCTTCGTGAAATAGTTGTTTTTCAAATCCAAACATATCTGTGTATTTACCCAATGTAAATCTAAAGCATATAGAACTTATACATTTATATCTTTTAATGAAATCTGCTACCCTTGTTATTGATATCTCTAAATCAGTCATTTAAATATATATCTTTGATTTCTTTTAATTATTTTAAGCAGATATGTATATGTAAAAGTATTTAAAGAAAAGCAATATTATTAATTATAATAATGACAACCGTTGAAGAGCCAGTTCCCACTACTTTCGAGAAGTTTGATCTACTTATTAAGGATTTTAACGCCCTGATGGAGGGTACTAAGAGTCTAAGTGCTCGTATGAAGGTTCTCCAGAAGGAAGTTAATAAGTCTTCTCGAGGCAAGCGTGCTCGTAAGTCTCCCGTTGCAGACGCTGACCCAGACGCACCAAAGCGCCCTTCTGCTCTACAGAAGCCTGTTGCTATTTCCAATGAACTATGCAAGTTTTTGGGTTTTGATGTAGACACGGAACATTCGCGTCAGGAGGTTACTGCAACAATTAATGCTTACATTAAGACAAACGATCTCCAGGATCCAAAGAATCGTCGTTTTATTCTACTCGAGGGTTCAGATGCTGCTGCTCGTCTAAAGGTCCTTCTCCGTGACCCAGATCAGCCGGTTACGTTTTTTAATATTCAGCGCTATCTAAAGCCACATTATCCTATGTCGGAGAAGGAGAAGAAGGCTGTTGAGACAGTCGCAACCGCAAAATCTACTCCGGAATCTACTCCGGAATCTACCCCAGGTGTTGTTCCAGATGCAGATGTAGTTACCGATTCTGTAGAGAATGCCCCAAAGGCCCCCGCAAAGCCCCCTGTAAAGAAGCGGGTGGTTCGAAACCCAAAGAGTGCTTAGTAAGTTGTATAAATAAAGTTTGTAAAAAACACAGAGGAAATAAATATAATTATATTTTAGCAATGTATTACAAAGAAAATGTTAATTTACTTGGAGAATCGCAGGCTGTTGTATATGCAAATAAATACGTAAATTGTCTACATTTGGACTGTAGATACACAGATCAAAATGAAGTAAATAAATTATGTCCAGAATACATCAAAAACATACAAAATATTCCTGATTTTTTTAAAAACATGATTGCTAACATTGACTAAAACAATAAAGAGCCCACGTGGCGCAATTGGATAGCGCGCAGGACTTCTAATCCTGAGGTTCGGGGTTCGATCCCCCGCGTGGGCTCTTTATTGTTAATTTATTATATAATAATTTTTATATAATAAAAGTTAAGCTGTTATTTTCACAGTTAATAACCTTAGAAGAAGTTGGACCGTATACGCCTTGTGCAGACAATAATCCTGTAGTTAAACCAACTACTATACAAGTAATTATCCAACCAAATACAGTTTTTCTTAAAATGTAAAAGTTTATACCTTCTATATTAGTTATATTTTTACAAGATTTGTTTTCTAAAATTCCTACTCCTATAGTAGAACCGACCTGACAATGGGTTGTTGATAATGGTATTTTTAATCTACTACCTCCTATAATTACTAATGCTGACCCCAATTCAATGCATGTTCCGCGTGCCGGAGTTATTTTACATAATTTATTTCCAATTGCATTAATTATTTTTTTGCCATATAATATTAAACCTAGTGCAATACCGACACCTCCTATTCCTAAAATCCAATATGCATCGTTTTGCATATTTACCTTTTTTGATATATTCCCATTTTCTCTGTAAATTAAATAAATAGCCGCAAATGGACCCATTGAATTTGCCACATCGTTTGCACCATGACCGAAAGAATCACAACCTGCTGTAAAAATCTGTAAATATTTAAACATTTCTTCTATTTTTGGATCAAACTTTTCTGCATTTGTGTGTATATTTATTACATTTGTTAATTGATCGTTTGATAAAATGTTTAAATTTTTTGCATTATTATTTATTTCTTGTAATTCTATCTCCAGTGTCCCAGTTGTTGAAACATTCTCAAATTTTTGTTCTACCAATTTACGTAATTTAGGTAAAAACGGTAAAATTAATAACCCACCAACAGTACCTATACCGAACGATATACCAATTACATATTCTATAGGTAAATCATCTAGATTTATACCTTTTGCTCCCTTGTATATTATAAAAAAACAATTCAACGTTAATGTTGTACCTATTAAAATTGGATAAACAAAATGTAATCTATTTGAATAATAATTGTGACGCAAAACAAAAATTCTAACTAATCCAAAAATGAAAGAAGAAATTAAACCCGATAATACCGGTGATATGAACCAAGACAATATTATTCCGCACACGCCGCCTATATATGGAAAACTGTTTAATTCTTTATACCATATAACACAATCGCTGCCCACGATTGCTATAGTCATACCTATCATACCTCCTACGCATGAGTGAGTAGTAGATACTGGCATTTCAAAATAACTAGCAATAAATAACCACATTGCTACAGAAAATATAACCCACATACATCCATACATAAACAGCTCTGGTTCATCTTCGAAACATTCATAATTTGCTATATCTTTTCTAATTGTATCAGAAACGTGACTACCCATCAATATCGCACCAGAGGTTTCAAGTATTGCTGCCATAAACGAAGCCTGTTTTAATGTTATAGTTTTGGAACCCACGGAAGTTGCAAACGCATTTGCTGCATCATTCGACCCAATACCCATAGATGCAAAAAAAGATAATATACCCCCTGTTATTACGATCCACATTAACATTTTAATTACATTAATAATATATATTTAAATTATCTTATACACGCAAAACCGTTTTTACAATACCATTTATTGATACCAGAAAATTCACAAAATAGATGTATTAAAACACCTGTTACAAATAAAGTTATTTCCATAGTATAAAATTTATTCCAGGTGCTACAAACTTGTGGTAAATCTACTTTGAAAAGAGGCCCAATTAATAATCCAGCTAAGTTTCCAAAAATTATAGTCATTATACCAACTACAACCGCTTCAATGAAAAGATTGGACATTTAATAATATATAAACATTAAAAAATGTATTAATTAAAAATATTTATATATTATCAAATGTCAAAGCAGTTAACTGCATTACTTTTAAAGAAAAAAGTGGATGGTATTAAAAACGTTAACGATAGAAAACAGTATTTGATAAATTGTTTACAAAACCAAGGTTTCGTTAAAGAACAAATTAGTGTAGAACCGGTTAAATTAGATATCAGTCACGACACGTGCAGATTATGCAAATCAAGTTCAATAATTTTTTCTAATCACGAAAAAATATGCCAGGATTGCGGAATGTCCGAAAGTTCTGCAAATATAAATCCTTTTAAAAGTTATAAACAGGACATAAATTTTTCTAAAAGTACATTTATAGAACCCGGTACGACTTTTGTTACGATAGTAAAAGATGGAAAAGAAGTTAAACGAGATCTTGCTAAAGTGAACGCATGGATAAATAGCCATCCGGAACAACTTAAAATGGCTAATGATCTCAAAAGAATAAATGATATATTAGACACTTTAGCTATAAACTATAATGCTATAATATTTGACCGTGTTAGAACAGTAATACTTTCAATGTTTTATAATTTGATTAATATTAAGCCAGATATCCGCGGTAAGGAAAAACGCGCATTAAGTCTTTGGTGTATATATTATCCTATGGTTTATAGTAAATTACAAATTAATATTCAAAAGCTCGTGTCTATGTTTGATATACAAATAGGCGAGGCTTATTCTTATAATTTTATAATGAAAGATGTATTTAATAATACTCCTTTTGAAAAATATATATCATTACCAATTGGTACAACGAGTGATATAGTAATACCACCTGAAATAACTAAGAAACTAAATAAAATCAAACGCGACTTAAGAGATTACCTAAGTAATCCGTTAAAAGATAAAGAACTTTATGGCATAATCTACTATATAGCTAAACAAACGAATGATAAAAAATTCACTCTTGTTTATTTATCAGAAAAATCAGGATTAAGTACCGTATTGATATCATCAGAGGCTTCAAAGATAGAAACATTTTATAATAAAAATCCCTCACTAAAGTCTAGACTATTTCAAATATAAATTCTATCATAAATTTTTTCAAAAACTCTATTGTAATATTCTAATGGATAAGATTTCCCAAAAATAGTAATTCCCAAATCATCAAACAATTCATATTGATAACAAGTAATTTGTTTTTTCGCCTTTTTATTTTTAGGATTTTTAAACATTTCTAGTAATTCAAATGATGATATACTATGTATTCCATAAAACTCGGGTTCTTTTCTGATATAATCTTTAAAAAGACTTATACTTTTCAATTGAGAATTCTCCTTAAGTTCAAATAGAATTTCATCTGAAATTTCAGCGTAACAGTCGGAGGTTTCATTGTCATAGTCCATTGTTAATAACACTGTTAATGTGTTGTTATTTTTTAAATTATTTATTTTTTAGTAATTTTCGCATGTTTTAAATTATAAAAGTTGACATGGAATCTAGATTTTCACGGTGTCCGCGATTTCTGTAAGACCTTATTACAGTGTTATTATATGACTTTAAAAGATCGTAGCAATAATTTTGAAAAGCAGGGTTATATATCTTGTCTTTTCTAGACTGAAAAACCTGACTTTTACAATATGAATATTTATAATAATTATGTAGAAAATATAGTATCGATACATTTTATATTTTAATTTTAAATTTTAATCGTAGGGTTGCATTAATACAAACTGTACCACCCTGCGAAATACCTATCAAGGTTACCATAGACAGTTTTATTATTTTACTTTCTTTATTAATTATATCTATAATAAATTTTGTACAGTTTTTTTCCTAATTTGTTTACTATGTATCATATATAGTTAATATGTTGATTCATTCCATGTAAAATTATAACAGTCTTATAATGAACGGAGACTGCGTTTATTACAGTTTACCTCCATTATTGCGCGTCTTGTATATAATAATATAATATATTTTCTTCAGACATATTAACTATTTCTAACTCAAAAGGAGTATCGATAGTGTAAATATAACCCTTTCTAACTAAAATATTATTAAATTCGGTGTTTATAAATAGGTTATAATCACTTTTTATCATTAACTTGCCCGGGTGGTGACGTATTTTTTTATCGTCTTTAACATTATATTCATTAAATAAAATTTTATCGTTATTTTTTTCCATTTCAATTTTCTTTAAAATTTTAGTTTTAGTCTCTAACATTGTATTCGTCAATAAATAATAAATTTCTAATACGATTATAGATATTATAATTAAAATAATTATATACATTTCATTAATACGATTATATTTTTACTTAAAATTTTACCTTAAAATTTCAAATAAAAAATTAACTTAAAGACAATCTGTATATAATAGTATCAAAGAAAACATAATGGCCCACACGATTGTACTACCGAACGAATTTGAGGCTGATGCGATTAACTTTTTGACCCCCAGACAGAATAAACTAGGTGGGCAGAGCGTTCTTGTAAACTATAACCCAACTGGAAGTGAGCGTAACAGTGCGTTTATTCTTCAGACGTGCCGCGTTCGTATTCCCTTTGGTGTAGATTCGTCTAAGCCTGAAAACGGCGGTCCAGTGAAGTACCACATTTCACTTTCTATGGCAAACGCGGAAACGAAGAATGAACAACTAATTCAGTTTACAAGCAACATTCGGTCTATTGATGCTAAAGCGAAGTTGCATCCCCAAGAAAATACTACGTGGTTTGGAAAGAAACTCAGTGAAGAACTCGTAAGCGAATTCTATAAGTCTGCTGAGAAGTTTCCAAAGGATTCCAAGTGGCCTTCTAATCTTAAGGTAAAGCTTCCTTTTGATAAGAATGGAACTCCACAGTTTGTTCTTTACGATGAAAATAAGAAACCAATTGAAATCGTGGACTCGGATGGTAATGTAAACACGTCTGCTATTCCCAAGGGATGCGAAGCAGTATGCCTTATACAATCCACTGGGGTGTGGTTTGTAGGGAAGACTCAGTATGGCGTTGGATATAAGCTTCTCCAAGCCAAGATTTATAAGAGTAATAAGTTGTCCGGATATGCAATTGTAGACTCCGAGGATGAAGCCGACGACGACGACGAAGAAGTCGCTGACGTAGAGTAAACATTAAATGAATACACTATGAATAAATGAATACACTATGAATAAATGAATACACTATGAATAAATAAATACATGGTAAATAAATAAAAATCACATGTTTAAAAGACCCATCTGGGTCAATAAAATACGTTAATTAAAAGCGTCTATACATATATAGAAGATAGGTTCAATTCCTACTGAAAGCGCTTAATTAATATACTCCTCCATAGCTCAGTCGGTTAGAGCGTGCGGCTGTTAACCGCAAGGTCACCGGTTCGAACCCGGTTGGAGGAGTATATTAATTTAATACAAACTCGTGTAGTGTAGTGTAGTGTAGTGTAGTGTAGTGGTAATCACTGTAGACTTTGAATCTACCAACCAGGGTTTCGACCCCATGGGAGTTTTTTATTAAATTATAAAATAATACATTTTGTTAATATAAATGGACTTTAATGTACAGTTTTCGATTTTTGTAATGATGATAATGTTTATAATATCGGGTTTCAATAAAACAATTTCATTAGGTACGTCAGAAGCCTCTCGGTTTGCTAACAAAACAGGATTAACGAGCGATATCTCTCAAATGATTGTTCTTGTAGCAGGTTTATATGAATTATTGTCTTCTGGGATAATACTTTACGGAACCTTTGCTAAAGATGCTAATATAGCATCGATAGGTGGTTATATGTTAATACTTTTTACGATACTCGCTACTTTAATATTTTATACATTTCCGTTTAAATATAAACCATTTTTATCTAATTTAAGCGTTGTGTCTGGTCTTTTTTTGATGTTAAATATATGTTTTTTTAAGAATGAAAAACTTTCTTAATACAAAACTTATTTATATATTCTTGGCACTTACAACATGGTCGCGAATTAAGACAATCTCCTTCTTTATTAATTCTAATTACAATGAGTTTGCATTTCTTAAGTTCTTCGGCGCTAACTCTTTTAAGAGCGTCGTTAATTGCGCTTACTTCTGCGTGCAAAGACACTTTATCACAGTAATCAGAGTTAATATATCTATTAAAGCCTTTTCCTATTATCTTACCCCTGTAAATAACTACAGATCCATGATTAAAATTCATATCAGACCTTAGCGCCTGATTAAAAGCCTCGTCGAAAAACAGTCGTTTTATCATTGTTATTAGTGATAAATCAATTGTTTTTTTAAATACATTATTTTTTTGTAAAATTACTTGACTATACCAAATGCATTACTTATGTGATATTGCGGTTTCCCAAAAGAAAAAATCTGCCCAAGAAGGTCATCTCCGTATTCACCTCCCCCGAAAAGTAAATACATAGCAACTATTATAACTAATGGAGCTAGGATATATACCATCCAGCTTAAAGAATTATTCTCTTTTTCTTCTACCATTTATAATAATGTAAACATTTTATTTTAAATTACATAAACATAAAAATACACAACGAGAGCCGCTATAAGTAAAAGAAAAAGTAATATAAGATTCCAATTTAATTCACCGTGTGCAGTTGCGTGCGAATCGGCAGAATGTGAAGTTAAAGACTTGCTGCTATCTTTAGCAGCCTTTGCTACATCTTTGTCGGTTGCTGTTTTAGTTACTTGAGCTGTTAAATTGTGATGATCTTCTACGGCTTTCTTTGCAACCTGTTCGCTAGATTTTACAGCATCCTTCTTAACTTCCTTATTATCTGAAGTTGCCGCTACACGGGCGGTTACTTTATTGTGTTGTTCTGTGGCCGCCTTAGCAACCTGTTCGCTAGATTTTATAGCAGCGGTTTCTACTGAGGCAGCAGTCGAGGGGTGCTTATCTGAATCGACATGCGCAACAGCTGTTTTATGATGTTCGTCAATGTAGTTAACTGCTGTAGTAGCAGTCGTAGTTAAAGTTTTATCTACGCGGTCTGTTAACATATTTAATATAATAATATAAAATTTTAATAAAAATTACATAAAATAAATTATATTAAAAATATTTAGAATATAAATTTTAAAATACGCAGTTAAATGTCATATCGCCGAAACACTTTTAAAGAAAATGCAGCAAATTTTATGAAACTTGATACAAATGATATACTTATCTTAAATATGGAAAAGGGAGTATTTAATAATGCTGTTGAATATTGTAAAAATAATAATCTACCCTTAAAGTGGTCTGATAAAAATTTTGTAAAAAAATATTCTGTAAACGCAAGACGAGTTTTAGCAAATATAAGCTATACAACCAATGCTCCAGTTTTGAGAGAAAAAATTAAGGATGGTATTGTACAATCTTATAATTTAGTTAAAATGTCGAGAGAAGAAATGAACCCAGACGTTTGGGAAGTACTTAAAGTTAAAACATTAAATCAAGCCATCTTCAAAAAAGAAGAACACGGAGATGGTATGTTTAAATGTAATAAATGTAAATCAATGAAAACCGTTTATTACCAGATGCAAACTCGCAGCGCAGATGAACCTATGACTACTTTTGTTACGTGTACTGATTGTGGTTTTAAATGGAAATGTTAATTAAATGAGTTAATTAAATATAAATATATTTTAAATGGAATCCGAGACATCTTTACTTTTCGAGTGCGGTATATGTATGGAAAATAAAAACTTAGATTGTATTAATTTTCTTCCATGTATACATTTTATATGTACAAATTGTCACGATAAACTTATTAAGAACGAGTGTCCTTTTTGTAGAAGTATAATATCACCTGAAAAAGAAGAGGATTCTTATGATTCCGCTGAAAACGAATACAATGACATAGAATTTGAAATGTTGGTATCAGAAGAAGAGCGCCGCCCTAAGAGAAAAACTAAGAAATTTAAAAGACAAGAAAAAAGAATAATGAAATTAATGAATAATAACAAGGAAGTTTTTGTTACTATTGATCACAACACATTTAGAGTATTATCTAATATATTAGATAGTTAATTATCGCAAAGAGTTTTACATCTTTTAACTTTGGGTGGTCTTTCGTTGGTAGATGAAAAACTTCTTTTCATCACAAGAGGGGTTACAGGATTTGAATAAACTATTCCCTCGGGAATATATTGGCTACTGTCTCTGCCGCTAGACATACTTCTAGATGCGATTCTTAGAGCCTCTTGTATATCTCCAGAACAATCTACGCTTTGTGAAGCGTGTGTATTAACTTCGTTTTCAGTTACGCACGAAATATCAGCGCCGATAAAAACCATATTAAGTGTATACTTTTCATCTATTAATTTTTTCTTTTCATTCAATGTTTCAATTGTATAATTTCTACTGGAATTTTCTTGTCCATCTGTTATAACGGTGAGAGTAATTTTTTTATATTTATCGTTATTAAGTATCATGTCGTATACTTCGCCTACTGCATCTAATAAAGCAGTTGTACCTTTTGTGATTATATCCGAATTTTCTATTTTTGATACATTCGGAAAAGTTTCTTCTTTAAACACTTCAACCACATCATTAAATGTAATAACAGTTAAAAAATTCGCGGACTTTTCTTCTTTTTGTTCTGTTACTAAATTATTAAACCCATCTACAAGGTCTTGTTTGTTTTTAAACATAGATCCAGATTTATCGAGTACTAAGATATCCCAATCAGGCATTTATACTATAAAAAATATATAAGTTACTTCTTTAAATATAATTGTAAAAATATAGTATGTCATCATTTGTTAAATTATAATTAAGTATATTTATAATAAATTTATAAGTAAGAGGCAAATTTATGCGTCTTTTACATCTATTCATAAAATAAAAACAAGGTCCTCCGTCTATTTCCCCGTGCGTAGAAATTATAAAAGGTATATCAGTCGTTTTAATTAGTAGTGTTTTAAATTGCCTTTTATTTTTAGGGGTCCTTTCTATACATGTGCCATATTTTGACAACGTAACAACCGTAATGTTTGGAACAAAATTTATTTCCTTAATCAATAAATGTATAAAACTATTTTTCATATTTTCAATACTCCCTCCGTAACTTCTACTTATTAATGCAAAATTATAAACTTTGTGTATATCTATATAATTAGAAATTACGGCTAGACAACCAGATGATGCACAATAATATTTTTCATTTTCTATTTTATTTTTTTGAAGTTTTGATATGAAATACCAAAATCCTGAAAACCCACCGGGAGGAACTGATAAACACTCTTCTTTTTGAGAACCTGGATTAGTTATAAAAAAAAAAGATAAAAACAAAACACTAAATATATATCTATAGTTCATTATTAGATAATATATATTTATGCTTTAAATTATATAATAAAATATAAAACTAGTTTTAAACATGTCTTACATTTCCAGACATTTTGTAAATAATAAATTTGGTTACAAAGGAGTTACAAAAGAAGACCTTCCGAGGATAAAAAGTTTAAAAATACCACCCACGTGGACAAATGTAAAAATAGATAAATCCAGTAAAGCTAAAATTCAGGCGACCGGTCATGATTCTAAAGGAAGAAAACAATACATATACAACAAGGATTTTATAGAAAAAGCAAAAAAAACCAAGTTTAATAAAATGAACTCATTTGATTATAATAAATACTATAGGATAATTAAACACTACATGTCTAAAAGAGATCTTTCAAAAGAATGTGTTATAGCCAATGTAATTAAATTAATGGAAGATTTATGTATTAGAGTTGGAAACGAGAGTTATAAAAAAGAAAACGGAACTTACGGGATTTCTACACTATTAAAGTCTCATTTCAATAATAATACATTATCTTTTGTGGGTAAAAAAGGTATATTACACAATAAAATAATAACCAATAACGAAAGTATTTCTTTTATTCACAGAGTTCTTAAAATCAAAGGTCCGTATTTGTTTTATTACAACACGGGTACTAGACTAACATCAGGGGATTTAAATGCATTTTTAAAAGAAAAAGTTCAATCTAATATAACTTGTAAAGACATCCGTACATATTGTGCAAATAAAATATTTAATAAATTTATGAATGGTATTAAAAGGGGAGATACAGAAAAACAACGGAAAACAAATGTACTAAAAGGGATAGATCATACAGCGAATGAGTTAGGAAATACAAGAAAAGTATGTAAAGAGTCTTATTTGTGTCCTAAACTTTTGAATAAATTTATTTAA